ATCACCTATTGAGTTAACCTCTATCATTACTGTGGCTTGGTAGCGCTTTACTCTTGTAATGATTTCGCGGGTCATTTGAGTCCACTCTTGTGCATTGGCTCTGTATATGTCAACCACTTGGCCTTGCGCATTCATAAACGTGGCTACGGTGAAGTCTTCTTGTTTACCTAGATCTACTCCGCAATAGATCTTTGAGTTGTTTTGGCCCCATGTAGGCATGATGTTTGTGTCTAGGTTTGAGAAGACCTCACCTCCACTGTCGATAAATTTGGCTAGATATTCTTGTTGAAATACATTTGGTGGTAGTGTTCTCTTTGCATCTTCTATCTCTTCTATGTTTATGTATGGTGTATCGTAACTGCTACCTGTATATGCTTTATAGTTTTCGTAATCGTTTGAGCGCGCGAGTTGGTATAACTCATGAAACCAGTTCTTACCTTTCGGTGTAGAGATAAACAGGACTTTCTTACCACGTACTAAAAAGACTGGTTTGATTGCCTCTTTCCATGCATCCTCTTTCATAAAGGCAGCCTCATCTAAGATACCATAGTCTACTGTTAGACCTCTTATGTTATCATACTTCTCTGCTGATCTGAATATTATTTCTGATCCATTCTTTAAGGTAATATAGTTTGAGGAGTAATTACAGTTTTTTACTATGTTGGACCCGCCGATGGCCTGCATGATTTCTTTCTGTACTTTTGATGTTTGTGAATAGGTCGGTGAAATCCAGAGCACTTTAACTGGTCCATCATTAATCATCCAATATAGGGAAAGGTTGATCGCCATTAAGGATTTACCAAACTGACGACCAACACAAGCGACATGGTATTTAGCTGCGCTGCCAATAATATCATTGACCATGTCTCTCTGTTTAGGATGTGGTGTAAAACCAGTAAACTTCATTTACTCTTCTATTCTGTTAACGTCATCATTTATATCTGGACCGAACTCAAACTTAATGTTCTTAAATAGATCTTCTCCATCTTGACCAGTTATCTCTTGTCTTGCTAACTTAGGTATAATGTATTCAGATAGCTTTAGCATTAGTTCCATTGCTTTTGCTGGATCATCATGGCTTACTTGCATTAACCATTTATTCATATTGTCTAAGTTATCTTCTGTTAGTTTCTGATAAGCTTCTCTAATAAGTTTTGTATTCTTATTCTTTGTGCCCGGTTTTCTACCGGCTCTGTTAATGTTGTGGTCTCCACCTCTAAACTCTCCCATCGTCTTTAAGTGTTTTATTTAAGGTTTTAATTGTTTGTTTAGCTATCTCAAAAGACTTAGCCTTGATCGTAGCTACTACAAAATCATTCTCTTTCAGAGTGTATTTACCTGTCTTTGTTTCGTATACTTTGTAAGTTTTCATATTTTTCTATTTCAAATTTTAATCGTTTCTTAATGTTTAGTACACAACGGCCACATGACGTTACAGGCTTATTCTCACCTGTTATTCTATTGTAGATGTCAAATATGGTTTGCAGTTGTGGTCTATCCATTCTAACGTTGCCTAATAAGACGTAATTGTCTTTTAGCCAGTTGTAATCTTGTTTTATCATAATAGTATTTTTAAATATAGTTCTGATATAATAGAGGCTAAGGCAGCATAAAATATGCCTACACCTCCACTTAGAAATATAAAAGGTCCGACACTTAACCAAAATGTCATACACATATTACATTTGCATGGCTTGTCTGGTAGCCTATCAAATTGTGATAAGAAATCTGCAGCCATGTGACCTAAGCCTGCTGCACCTAATATCATTAGTATTATCTCCATAGTTCTATTGTTTCTTTTATGTATGCTCTACACTCGTTTACGGCTTGACTAATAGACGTTCTCGGTATACCTGTGATTCTACTTAGCTTAGAGTAATTGGGTTGCTCTAACCACATCTGAAACAGTTTTACTCTAAACCACTGTTCTACTGTATCTGCTTCCATATCTTCCATAATACCACGAATAGCTTCTAAATTATCATGATCAACCGAAGTTCCATCTATCATACTTTCTAATTGTTCCTCGTAATGTTTAAAGTCTTCATCAATATTACTCCATAAATTGTAATAGTGACCTGGGTTTAACCACATATCTAAACCACCATCACCTACTACATCTGGATATAACTCTTCTTCTTTTTTATAGCCACTTCTTTCTTTATGATATGGTGATGTTTTGTAGTGCCAACTTCTATAAATAATACCACTAAAGAATAACTTAGCCTGTTTCTTTTCTATCAGCTCTTCTGCTCTAGGGTGTTTAACAAAAGCTTCCATAGCATGATGAGCTAGGTCTTCATAAACATGTCGTGAAGAAGTTTTACATATCTTTCTGGCAATGTGTACAATTTCTTTGTAGTGTTTGTTAAAAAATTTATCTAGGGTCGTATTCAAAGTAGTCAAATATATCTTTCATTATAGCACACTCTTCGTATGCTTCTTCGCGTAATGCGATTTCGTATCTAAATGACATTAAGGCTAACGCCTCTTCTACATCATTCATACTCTCGTCTAAGTATTTCTCTAACATAATATCACGAAAGCCTTGACGAGTTTCTTCATCTGCTTTAAAGTAAACTCCTATTATCTTCCAGGCTTTTCTTTTCATAGCTATCATTCTCTGCCTCTACTAGTAAACGCAAACAGTTCTTTATCCATTTTATACATAGGTGTGTAATGTGGTCTACGTTCTTTACTTAAGCTAATACTATCTTCTTCTAATAAGTTATAGTTACTACATCCCATTAGGTATGCCCATCTTACATGTGATGAATGTTCTTTTAGTTCAAACGCTCTTGTGCCAGTTCTAGCACCTTTCATATAGAATATAAAGTGTTCTCTTGACAGTTTAGCTATCTTACAATATTTAGTATCAACATGGTCCATTAAATAGTCATGTAAGTTATTAATTTCAATATTACATATACGTCTAATGTCAGTACCGTATACATCTAATGGTTTACCTGTTAATTGGTATTCTATTGTAATTCTACGTAAGAAGGCAAATAACATACAGATGCCTTCATCGTCAGTGTTTACCCAGTCAGGTACTTTAATTTGTATCTCCATATAGTATTTATCCTCTTAACTTACTTAGCATTTCTTTTACTTGAGGTATAGTCTTACCCATTTGTAATTGAAAGGCAGCCATGTCTCTTTCCTTGTGATGAAGACTTTTTAAATAGTCTTCATTACTATAATACCCTTTAGGGGTATTGGTGGACTTTCTGTCCATATTGATACGGACATTTTGTCCATATAAAGCTTTAAGCTTTTTACTAGGCATATATTGATTTGCGTTACGAGTATGTCTACCTGACTTAACTGTAATTAATTTAAGGTCTTGTAATTTCTTTACATCTCTCTGTATTGTTTTACCAGATACATTGATTAGTTTACCAAGAGTTTCTTGACCACCTATTAAAGGCTTACGGTCATGACTAAAAGATATTATGATATTAGCAAGGAGTAGTTGACTAGGTGATAAGCCTAGTTGTACGAGTGAGTCTACCACTGCGTACTTTAGGTATTTAATGTACATATTATTATATTTTATTATTATACGGACTTTTTGTCCATTGTTTCACGTTTATTACGTTTACCTACAAGACCATTAGCTCTACGATAATCTCTAACAGGTCTCCAGACTCTACTCTGTGTAAGGCCAAGTCTCTTTTGTATCTTTGTAGTACTAAGACCAGATTCATATAGACTGATAATAATTGCATCTGTCTCTGCTCTTGTCCATACTCTTACTATCTCTTGACTCGTAGGTGTATATTCACCAGCGGCTCTACGCGCTCTCCATCTTGCGTTATTCTCTTTCGATGTAACCCACTGTAGGTTCGTGTAGTGATTATTCATCTTATTACCGTCTACATGATCTACGTTAATAGTTCTATCAATAGTGTTAAAAGGATTGTCGCAGTAGTACATTGCTACTAATCTATGTACGTATTTGCTTGGTAAGTCGTTTTTACTTAAGGCAGCATATCTACTACCCTCGTGACCGCCTGTTAGACTAACGCTAACCCATCTAATATCTTCGTTATAGTTATTAGTTACCTTTACGTTACCCTCGTCTGAGATCCACCAGTATCGTTCTCTGCCAGCTTTTCTATGTGGTCCTCCGGTCTTAGTTGTGTGGAAATGTTCCCATCTTTCTTCTGTGTTCAT